ATGAAGAAGGAGTTTGCGGGTACTCTTTTGACCAGCTTCGGCATGATGGGCTCCGTCCATTTTAGCCTGGAAATGCCTGGGTCTATCATCGGAGATGCAAACCAGTTCCTGGAAGGAGCCAGAGGAAAGCGCGTCTTGGTGACTGTCGAGACCCAGGAGGCGGCGGATTGAGGATGTGTCGCCCCTGCTCCGCGGCCTTGGAGAGCACCAGGACCGCTCTGGAAGAGATCACAGCCCGCCTCCGGGAAGACGAATACGACATGCATAGCTTTCCCTCTGACCTTCAGATGAGCTTCAAGATCATGGCCGAGATGGCGCGCATGATGCACCTTCCCGGGCTGGATAGCGATATTGAGGACCTGGCCAAGGCCGTCATGAGTCAGGTAGAGCCCCTCCATGCCGATCTCTCTGAGATTGCTTTGGGGGTGCAGTGGTGAATTGTACCTTCTCTTATTACAAATCCTTAAATATAATAAGAATTACTGACCTTTTTAATGCTCAGGCTTTCCCGCTCGTGAGCAGATCTCTTCTGGGGGACTCTGTCGATGTTTCTTGAGCCCCTCCGGGAACCTGGGACAAGACTTGCCACTGAACACCATGGTGGCAAAGCTGGCCGTTTCTGGGGTTTTGAGAAGGTAGTGCTTGAGGATATCACCCTCTTCCGGCCTCGAATGTGCCCGCATTGCAAGCAGGGTGCCGTAACTTTCGACAAGCGACAGATTCCATGTTGCCCGGTTTGCGGCACTGAACCCAACAGGTCGCCGCCCAGAAGAAGATCAAGGCAGGATATAGAGCGCTACAGGAGGCTGAAAGAGCAAAAGAGAGGCAGAATAATATTTAAATAATGAAGCCAGATACGTTCTTTGAGATGGAAGAAGAGGCGCTATTCAAAGAGATGGCCAAGCTCGATGCCGATCTGCTGGCCATGATTGAGGCCGATCCGGAGCTGGAGGAGATCTATGCCGAAGAGATGGGTGAAGCTCCCGGCTCTGTGGTCTACCTCCCCCGAGCCCCAACGCCGGAAGATTGGGCTAAGGCAGCAGAGTTGGCAAAGCAGAAATAGAGGTTTTTATGCCGTTCAGGCCAAAGGATACTTTACGAATGCTAGCGGACGCTGGCGCTGATCCTGATTCGCTCCTGATCCTGGAGCATCAGGAGAAGGTGGATTACAAAGAGCTGGGTCTTCCCACCCAGGGCATAGCCAAGGTCCTGCAGATCTCGGGAGTGCTCAAATTTGAGGGAAAGCGCAAAATCGATTACCGCAAGCGCCGTAATGTCTGGGGCAGAGGCCCTCATTACCCCGTTCTGAGGGATCTACTACAAGAAAAATAGGCTGGAGTTTCGCTTGTCTCGCGGACTACCTCCCTAAAGCACCTCTGCATAACGATTATCGTGCTAATTCTATTCAGCACAATTTTATAAGCATCTTTTCCTACTCGCAAAGCCGGGGTTTGGGCTCTAGAAAAGAGTCATTCTGATAGTCTCTGGTATCGCTCTGGTCCAGGAGGTAATTCGTCCGGGCTTTTTATCCCGGCCTGGGGCTTATGTCATGATACAACTTTATTAAATTCAGACAAAAGTCAAGCGAGGATAGGACCACTCCTCAGTCTTGGCCTCTTTTATGCCTACTCACGTCAATCACCGGAAAGCTGGGGCCGGGTTGATGCAATATCCTGCATTTTCCCTCACTAAATGAATTTTTCTCCCCCATTTTGGCCCGACCTCAGCCCGGAAATGACCGCCCTTTGGGAAACGTGCCGCCTTCTTTGCAGGGCCTCCGTCTTCCCTCTGGGCGGTCTTGCTTTTAGAGCTGTAAAGAGGTGAGAAGACGAGTATAATCTTTAGAGCGCTCATATTCGCCATCTGCTGTCTTGCTGTGATGCTTTTGGCAGATGGAATGGTTGAGATCAAGGAAGATTTCATCGGAAACGGAGAGTTTTCGTCCTTTACCAACCACGATCTGGCCAAAGACAGGGCCATGTGCAATGGAGACCTGGCCTATGGCCGGAGTCTCTCTTTCTCCGGATCCAACTGCTCGATGTTCTCAGGCTTCGAGTTTGAGGGTCTCGGCAGTTATCAGGTGGCCAGCCCAGAGCATCTCCTGAGGCTATCCGAGCTTACTAATCTCAGCGCCCAGGCCGCCATCAACTACCGATCCGGCAGCCAGGAGGAGAAAGAAGGCCTGCAGCAGATCTCCCCGGAATCGAGCAATACCCTATTCCGGGCTTCGGGCCGGGGCAAAGTCCGGGAGCTGGTGCTTTCAGCAGGACCAAAAGGCCGGCCGTTGGACCTCACCAGTACCTACCATGCCGGAATTTTCAGGATCAACAGCTCGGCGAGGTTCGAGGTTTAATTCTCGCAAGAAAAGAGCTGCAACGGGCTTTTTGAAGCACAAGAATTTGGAGGTTTTTGGTCATGTTAAAGAAAGGATTCAATTGCTGTGGTGATGAGCAGTCAGGTGAGCAGGCTTGCGAATGTCTCCCCCAGGCCCTGGAGGATCAGGTGACGCCCAACGGGACGCGCCTTTTGGCCGTGGACAGGGAGAGGATGTACCGGACTGGAGATGGAAAGCTCTGGCTCTCTCGTGAGGATTACAGGGCCTGGTCTCGGGAGCTGGGCCTGGAGGTGGATCCAATCATCTGGTTTACTCGCATGGGCCATCCCCTGCCGCCTGATGTCAAGGTATGAAGGCGAGAATTGGGCTGCCCAAAGACTACGAAGATATACGTGCCAAGGTAGCTGAGGCTTCAAAACTGATGGCAGAAGGCCTCTCAGAGGCCAAGGCTGCCAAGAGTGTCGGGCTGCCCAGATCCAGCCTTCAACGATATATCCAGAACGGCATGCCGAATCTGGGCCTGCCCAACCTGCCCAAATCTACCCTGCCCAAAGTCAAAACCTGCCCAGAGGACTGGGCAGGGGTAAACCGAGATGCGGCAAAGCTGCCTGCCAAGAAATCTCAGCCGTCCCAGCGGGATGTTTCGGGGAAATTTCTGCCGGGAAACCTGGCAGGCTCTCTGATCGATAAACCGACACGCCAGGCCCGCGTGAAGTTCGAGGAGGCAACGCCCGAGGTTGCCAAGAAGCTCATTCGCATCTTCGAGGCCCTGCCCGATAAAGAACCGGAGATGGTGCTGGCCTTTGCCCGAGAAATTTTGGATCGAGGCCTCGGCAAGCCCAAGCAGGTCGTGGACGTAAAAGAGTCCCGAGAGTATATCGAGTACAAATACATAGAGGAGCTAATCCTTGCCGACCCCGAAGCCGTTCGACTCGCGGCTTCTCTTGCAGAACGCATGGAGAGCCACACCGGGCACATTTGCTCAGAGGCTCTCGGGCGGCAAGTGGAGGCTCTACCGCCATCTTCGTGAGCTGTCTTTTCTGCTCACCCAGGCCGTGGCCGGGCGCTGTCCCAGGCTGATCATCAGCATGCCACCAAGGCATGGCAAGTCTGCTCTGGTCAGCCACTGGTTGCCGGTGTGGTTTTTGGACCTTTTCCCGCAGTACAGAGTCATCCTGGCCAGCTACGAGTCCGATTATGCGGCGAGCTGGGGCAGGAAGGTAAGAAACACCATCCAGGAGCACCCTGGGGAGCTGAGGGTTGAGATCTCCGGCGACTCCTCGGCAGCCAACCGCTGGGATACCACAGAAGGCGGCGGGATGAATGCGGTGGGCACTCAGAGCGCTGTTACTGGAAAAGGCGCTCAAGTGCTCATTGTGGATGATCCCCACAAGGACCGGGAGCAGGCCGAGTCCCTGACTATGCGAGAGAAGGTCTGGGACTGGTGGACCGGGACGGCCCGAGAGCGCCTGGAGCCCATGCCCTGGGCGCCCTTCGGGGTCGTCATCGTCATGGCCACCAGATGGCATGTGGACGACTTCACGGGCCGGCTGGTTGGCCGCAAGGTCGATGCCGAGGCAGGAGGCCAGAGTTACTCTCCTCCCTGGGTCGAGTACCGGCTTCCTGCCCTGGCTGAGCTGGAGGATCCTCTGGGCCGGCAGCCTGGAGAGGCCCTCTGGCCGGAGAAGTATCCACTGCCGTCTCTCTACGCCATCAAGGAGGATATTGGCCCTTACAACTGGCTCTCTGAGTATCAGCAGACGCCCATTCGCCGGGAGGGAGCGCTCTTCCGGCAGGAGTACTTCCGGCCGGTGGAGGTTGTCTAAAATACAGCGATAGCTGATGTTATCGGCCGGTATGTATATAGGGTTTGGCGGCAAAGGACCGCTAAAGAATACTAATGAGTGTGATCTGGCTTGCTTCGGACTAAATATGCATCTGCATCTAACATGGCTATTGTATTTGTGCTGATTTTTGCGACTGCTTTGGCTACATCACAAGAGCCACGCACGAGCCCAGGCATAGATCTCATCAATTTTGATAATTTGTCTTTGATGGAATATGATGAGCCCATAGTGTACGATATAGGCAATGGCAGCCACTGCAACATTTCACCAGGATTCGAATCCAGCTGCTCCGGGAAAATAATGAGTTCCCTGAAAGGTGTAGAGGGGAAAGATGGTAAGGCTCTGCAATTATTATATGCCCTAGACAATTGCAGCAATTCTTATGCCGAGATCAACCTTTCATTCGATCCCCCGCAGGATCTTTCCGCTTACGATCACTTGGTTATAGATTGGAAGGGGAATCAAAGAGCCAATTCGCTTAATGTAGGAATTGCCGATGCAGAAGGCACCCAACAAATTGCACCTTTATATCGCAATGTTACAAAAAAATCCTGGTGGGGTCCACTGGTCGTACCTTTCAGGTATATTGGACGCGATTTGGATTTTTCCGAAGTGAAAAAGATCTTCATTTCCGTCAAGAATGACTCTGATACTGAGGATTACAAAAATGAAGGTGGTATTGGTAGTATTGCGATTGATAATCTAAGAGCGATCAACATCAGCGCACGCAAGGTCCCTCTGGATTTTGAAAACGTTAAACCTGATTTAAATGCTTCAAAAGCTGCAGCTAAGTGGCTCTTATCTCAGCAACAACCCACGGGGTTATTAAAGTCCTGGGAAGATGAGGACAATCGTCTAGCTCACCTCTATGATCAGGCACTCGCTCTCATTGTCTTCAGCCAGGAGGAGAATATGTCCGATAATGCAACTCAGCTAGTGAATGTTTTGGTTGAGATGCAAAAGCAAAATAAAGATGGATCCTGGAATCAGACCTATGATTTCTCAACCTGTAATAGTACTACTACCGATAAATGGATAGGAGATGTGGCCTGGGTTGTATACGCATTGAATCGTTACATAGAGCTTGTTGGTGAACACCCAGGTGCTAAAAAAGCCATAGATAATGGTACTATCTGGCTTCAAGACCAAATTAAATCAAGCCCAGCGGAGGGAGCAATAGATACCTGGTGGGCATTACAAGCATCAGGCATGGAAAAAGAATCTAACAATCTCAGGGATTTCATAATAGCGTCTTATTGGGACGAGTCTGCAGGTCGATTCAAAGCTGGCAAAGATGATTGGAAGCCTGTTTCAGACGTTCAGACTTGGGGTGCTGCAATGCTGAAAGCAACAGGCGAGAAGGAAAAGGCGTTGCGTGCCCTTAGCTATGCCCGAGAGGCTCTATCTGTCTCTTCCCAAGATCAAAAGGTCACTGCATTGGGAGATCAGGCTGGCCCGTGGTCGGTTTCTAACGAATGCACTGGCCAGTATATCGTTGCCGGAGGAGAGGGAAGCAATGAGTTCCTGCAGGAATTAGTATCCCAGCAGAGGGATGATGGTGCGATGCCCGGGTCTCCTGATAATTTCAAAGGTGCTGGAGCTTGGAATACTCAATGGCATGGCGTAGCCCCCACTGCCTGGCTGTACTTCGCTTCAAATAAGGGGCCCTTTGATGACGGCATAGCCGAATAATTTAGAAATCGGCTTGTAGAAGCAATTTTTGCTTCTCAAGCCTCTCTTCTTTTTGCTTTGATAATGGCTAACTGTTCATTGGCTCTCGATCTATAGTCAGACCCTTCTCCCCCCTCCCCGCACCCCACCCCCCTCATCCCCATAGCCGTTCCGCCTGCCCGCAACCCACGGTCGATTGGTGCCCATGATCCATGATTCAAGTTCAATCCTCCCCTGAACTTCCCGTCATCGAGCGGTCGTCTCTCAAGATCGGCACTTTCATCGACCTGGCCACCAGCACGAATACGCGCGCCGATTTTACGGTCATCGCCACCTGCGGCCTGGATGATAAGGCGAACATCTACATCCTCAATATCCTTCGTGGCCGGTGGGAGTGGCCGGATGCAAAAGAGCACATCATAGACGAGATCCTCTCCCAGGGAGTCGGTCTGGCCGGTGTGGAGACCAACGGCTTTCAGCTCTCTTCCTTCCAGGAGCTGGTCCGGGAGAAGCGCCTTCGCAGTGTCGCCTTCTATCCCGTAACGGTCAATAAAGACAAAGTGAGCCGCGCCCTGCTCTGCTCGGCCCGCGGTGCCGCCGGCAAGCTGTTCTACCGCAAAAATGCCTCCTGGTTCGAGACGCTGCTCTACGAATTCACCAATTTTCCGGGCGGCGATCACGACGACATAGTGGACGCTGTTACGGGATGCATCGAGCTTCTAAACAATTTCCAGGCTGCAGCCCCTGTGGTCTCGCCTGGCGTTCCCAAAAGACGCAGCAAATGGAGAGGTAGAAGATAGTGGCAAATAAAAATAAAAAGAACATGAAACTGGTCGAGATGGGCCGGACGGGTCTGACCCGCTTTGGAGGCTACATCTCGGAGGAATGGCTTCCTGAACTGCAGGGCAGAAAGGGCGCTGAGGTCTACAAAAGGATGGCCGACAGCGATGCCATTGTTGGTGGCTACCTGTTTGCCATCAGGGAGATCGCCAAATCGGTTCCCTGGTTCGCCGTTCCCACCAACAGCAGCCAGGAAGCCCAGCAGGACGCTAAGTATCTGGAGAGCTGCATCTACGACATGTCCACGCCCTGGCCCTCCACCCAGGATGAGATCCTGAGCATACTGACCTTCGGCTGGGGCTACTTCGAGAAGGTCTTCAAGATCCGCCGCGGCCCGAGGCAGAAAGATCCCAGGTTCCATAGCCAGTATAAGGATGGCCATATCGGCTGGGCCAAATGGGCTCCCCGAGCCCAGGAGAGCCTGAATGAGTGGATCTATGACGAGGAGACAGACACTCTCATTGGCATGAGCCAGATCCCGGCACCGGATTATCGGGAGCGTCGGATTCCTCTCAGTAAGGCCCTGCATTTTGTAACCACTTCTTCCAAGGGCAACCCTGAGGGTCGGTCCCCCCTCAGAAACGCCCGTCGAAGCTGCTATATGAAAACTCAGATCGAGGATCTGGAAGGAATCGGAATCGAGCGCGACCTCGTTGGTTATCCGACTCTCTATATTCCATTAGAAGTCTTTGAGCAGAAGACCGACAAGGCAGCAGAAGCCTACAATGATTTCATGAATGTGATCTCCAACATCCGCAGGGACGAAGCTGAAGGCATCCTCCTGCCCGCGGTCTTCGATGCCAACGGCAACCGGCTTTACGAGTTCAAGTTGCTCTCCAGTTCAGGCACGCGCCAGTTCGACACCAGCCGGATAATAACCCGCTATGATGGCCGCATTGCTCTGACGGTTATGGCCGGCTTCCTGCTCCTGGGCCAACAGAATCAGGGCAGCTATGCACTTTCTGAAACCATGTCCAAGATGTTCTATCAGTCGCTGATGTCTCTCCTGGACAACATAGCTGAGACCATAAACACCCAGGCAGTTCCCGAGCTCTTCGAGCTGAACGGCTGGGAGAGGGATGAGCTTCCCTACCTCGCCCACGGAAAGGCAGAGCCCACCAACCTTGAGGCTCTGGGCAACTTCCTGGGAAGGCTCACAGATATGGGCATGGTGCTGGACGATAGGCTGGAAAATCATCTGCGTGGCATTGCCGATATGCCCTTGCGAGACCTGAAAGAGCAGCCTTCTCGGAGGAAAGCTTCCGCTCCCAAAAAATCACGGCAGCGAAAGAGGCCGGATCTGGCCGACGAAAGCCAGGAGGGTGTGGAGGTGGCTGCCTGATGGTAAATGGCTGGTGGTGGAGGTGCGCAAATGGCACACCCTGCAAGGCTTGCCAGGAAAGAGAAGGCCAGTTCTTCCCTCTCTCTGTACCTTTTCAGCAAATTCATGATAATTGTGTCTGCTATCCCGAGCTGTCTGAAGTAGAGGACCCCGAATATTCTGAGATGCTGCCGGAAGAGGAAATCTCTGGCCTGCAGAGGATCAGCTTTGAAACGAACGAGCCGGCAGCAGAAGTCCCTCAGATCGGGGATGAGGATCTGAAGTTTATCATGCCCCAATCTCCTGATGCGGGCCTGGGTGAACTGCGTCAAGTCCCAATTATCCAAAAGGATGAGAATTCAATGAAGTACTTTTCCAGCTTTGACGAACTCTGGTCTAATTGTGAGCCCTTCCTTGGCAATGGCACGAGGCTCTATGTGGAGAAGGCCGGACAGAAGCGGGCCTTCGCCACCCGCCGTGAGCTGTCGATCCTGGACCGCTGGGCCGGAGGAGCCACGATCGTTACGGGCGGAGCGGAGAGGGCCGTGCTCTTCAAGGCGGAGATGCAGCCGCTGCGTGTTGCGAACGCAAAGGCGGTCTTTGTCGCTGCCTCTCCTAACCGGATCGAAGTCCTGAGGGGCGTGCCCCTGGCAGGCGAAGGCCGCAGGCTCTTTCGAAAGTCCATCCTGGAGCCGGCTGGCCTTCAGGAAGAAGAGACCGGTTTTCTCTACCTCGTGCCTCGCTGCCTCAACCGTGAGCCGCGGGCGGAAGAGATTGACGCCTGGCGCCCCTGGGTCTTGCAGCAGCTCCAGACTATGAACCCCAGGGTCGTGGTCTCCCTGGGAAAGGCCGCGGCAGAAGTGGGCCTGGCCGGAATTGCGATGCCTCATCCTCATGCCGTCCTCCGCCATGGTGACTCCGGGGAGCTGGTCCGCAAGGCCAAGCGCCTCAAAGAGGCTCTGGCGAAGGCCCAGAACATCGATCTTAATTTAAATAGTTGGAATCTTAAGGAAGTTCCCATCGTCGGAGAAGAGTTTCACGCCCCGATTTTCAAGGCCGATGAGGAAAGGCGCTTGGTGTACGGCGTGATTGCCGAGTCCGATATGGTAGATGCTCAGGGCGATGTGATGAGTGCCCGCACTATCGAGGACATGGCCCACGACTATATGATCCGGTCCAGGAAGTTCGATGACCGGCACAACTGGAAACAGGTTGCGGCGATGCTCGTAGAGTCCTGGATTGTGCGGGAGGATACGATCCTATTTGGCCAACCTGTCAAAGCCATTTCGTGGGTAATCGCAGTCAAGGTCTTTGACGATGTGATTTGGCAGAAAATCAAATCAGGCGTTTACAAAGCCTTCAGTATTGGAGGAAAAGGTGTACGGGTCCCAAGAGTACGATTTGCGTGATTCGGAAGCCGAATTCATCAGCTTCGTTCCGAGAGGAGCGAATAAAAAGCAGTTCCTGGTGGTGAAGGAAATTAAAGAATTAAAAGAAGACATCGTGAAGACCATCCTGGAGACGCCGGACGAGGATCTGGTCAAAGCTCTTCAGGAGGCGGGCCTGGAGGGCGAGGGGGCCGGGGCGCTTGTGGGAGCGTCAAAGCTCTTGAAGGCTTACAAAGACGCCCTTCCCGAGAATGCACTTGCCTTCTTGAGCAAGTGCACAGGGCTTGTCGTACCTGAATCTTTGAAGAAAGATGTGCCGAGCAATGCCGTAACGGAGACGAAAAAGCAAGCTGCAAGCGAACTGTCCAAAGAAACCCTGGAGAAGATGGACCCTGCGACTCAGGCCGTTGTCAAGCAGCTCCTGGAGGAGAATGTTGTGACCAAGGCCGAGGCCAAGGAAGCCAAGCAGATTGTCAAGGAGCTGAAGGAAGAGAAGATCCTCAAGGAGTATGTGGCTAAAGCTGAGGATCTTCCTCATTTGACAATTGAGCCCCTTAAGTTCGGTCCTGTGTTAAAGGCCCTGGGCGAGGGTCACCCGGCTGAGTTCTCGGAGATCTTCAGGGTTCTCAAGGCGGCAGATGTAGCTATCGAGAAGTCCGAGCTCTTCAAAGAGATCGGCAAGGCTGGATCCGGTGAGTCGGACGCCGAGGCACAGGTCTACGCCAAGGCCAGAGGCATGGTGGCCAAAGACGGAGAGCTGACTTTTGATGAAGCGGTCTGCAAGGTCCTGGACGATAATCCTGAGCTGTACGAGAAGTACGAAGATGAGCGCCAGAAAACCGTAAAGAGGAGGGGCAAGTGATGGCCGGCGAGGAGATCATTTACTCTACGAGCATCCTGGCTGGCGCCGACCTTTCTGACAAGCAGTTTCGCTGTATCAAGCTCAACGCCTCCGGCCAGATGATACTCTCCGGTGCAGGGGAGAACTCGCTCGGCATCTTGCAGGACAAGCCGGCCTCTGGTCAGGTAGGAGCTGTCTGCTGCCTGGGAAAGAGCATGGCCGTCTACGGAGCAGAGGTGACGGCAAACCAGGACCTGACGCCAGATGCATCGGGCCGGCTGGTTCCGGCTACAGGCAACGATGCCCAGGTGGCCGTGGCTGCACAGTCCGGTTCTGTTGGTGAGATTCACAGCGTCTATTTGGTCTCCAGAGCGAGTGCCGGTGCCATCCAGAAGAGCGTTCTGTCCATCCCTTACAAGCTCTCCAAGATAGCCAATGGCGATCTGGTTACAGAGATCGTTCCCGGCTTTCCGGGGAGGATCATCAAATGGTGGTTTACGATCACTGATCCTGCCACAACCGCTGGCAAAACGGCCGATCTCAATTTGGAGATCAACTCCGCCAACGTTACGGGCGGCGTGCTGCAGCTCACTTCAGCCAACTGCACTCCCAGGGGAAGCAAGGTCGAGGCAGCCGCCATTTCTGCAAACAATGTCTTCGGCGCGGAAGACTCCATCAGCATAGAAGCTTCGAACGTCACCGCCTTTGCGGAGGGTGAAGGCGTGCTCATGATAGCTATAGAATAGAATAGGAGGTGAAGGAAAAATGCCTCAACCTACAGCAGGCGACGTTCACGTAAACCGCCTGCTTGGAAACATTTCCACCGCTTTCATTCAGAAACAGAGTGCCTTCATAGCTGCTGAAGCCTTTCCTGTAGTTCCGGTAGACAACAAGAGCGATCGTTATCCAGCATACAGTAAAGAGGATTGGATGAGGGATGAAGCTCAGGAAAGGGCTCCGGGAACGGAATCCGCAGGTGGCAGCTATGAAATTGATACCTCGCCTAACTTCCTCTGCCGCAAATATTCGATCCACAAAGACATAGACGACGACACGCGGGCAAACCAGGACCGTCCTATCGATGCCGACCGGGATGGCACCCTCTTCGTCTCGCAGAAGATGCTCCTGAAGCGGGAGCGGATCTGGGCCAGCACCTACATGACCAACGTTTGGGGCTCTAACCTGACTGGCGTGTCCGGAACTCCAGGTGCAGGTGAGTTCAAGCAGTGGGATAACTCAACGGCAACCATCCTAAAAAACGTGGAAGATTGGAAGGAGCTGGTAGCCAGCATTACGGGCTATGAGCCCAATGTATTGATATGCGCTCCAGATGTGCTGGCCACGCTCAAGGTCAGTCCTGAGGTGAAGGACACCATCAAGTACACCCAGAAGGGCGTAGTTACTGAAAACCTCCTGGCCGAACTCTTCGGGGTGGAGAAGTTCCTGGTGCCAAGGGGTGTTGTGAATACGGCGGCCAAGGGCAAAGCGGGAGCCTTCCAGCGCATCGTGAGCAAGAAGATCCTGCTCTGCTACGCCCCGGAAAAGCCGTCTCTGCTCACGCCTTCTGCCGGCTACATATTCTCCTGGAAGGGCTACTTCGGAGCCGACAGGTTCGGTTCCCGCATCAAGAAGTTCCGCATGGAGAATGTGGAGTCGGATCGGGTAGAGGGCGAGATAGCCTTTGACTGCAAGCAGGTGGCAGCCGATATGGGCGTCTATGGGGCCTCGGTAATCGCCTGAGCCTTCTATCATTTTTTTGGAGTGAGGATGAACTGGACTTATACCAACAATCCCGGCGAGAGTTCGAAAGATGCTTTGCGGCTGGCCGTGGGCGATACTAATCAGGAAGACCCGCGTCTCTCTGATGAGGAGGTCGAGCATTTCCTGAGCCTCTATCCCGATAAAGTGAATCTGGCGGCAGCCGACGCGGCTGAGGCCATTGCAGCCCGGTATTCCAGCATGGCCGTCTCTTACGTGGGCGACCTCGATAACTCACCTCATCTGAAGGCGGAGTACTACCTGAAGCTCGCCCGCCAGCTTCGCAGCCGGGAGGTTGCGGAGGAGGTGGAGGAGGCTCCAGAGAGCATTGCAGCTTCGCCGGGCTGCAGCTCTGAGGCTTTGCACAGAGGAGCACTGTTCAGACGGGGTGCAGGTTTATGAATCCGATATTGGGTGAGCGCGGCCCGGAGGCCATGAAGCTGCTCCTGGCCGGAGTTGGAACGGGGGGAATCTATCTGTTCGGAGCTTGGGATGTCATACTAAAGGCCCTCATAGCCCTGGTGGTTATCGATTACCTGACGGGCGTGATGGCGGCCTATGTTGAGAAGGCCTTGAGTTCTGAGATCGGGATGAAGGGCATCATCAAGAAGGTCTGCATCTTCCTGATGGTGGCCGTGGCCAATATCCTGGACATCTCCACCGGCCTGGATGAGCCCTATCTTCGAACGGCTGTCATCTGGTTTTTCATTGCCAATGAGGGGCTATCCGCTCTGGAAAATATGGGCCGCCTGGGCGTTCCCCTGCCGGAGTTCTTGAGGCAGTCGCTGCAGAAGCTGAACAAGGGCAACGCCGGCAGGTGAAAACCCGATCCTGCCCCATCTGGAGAGCCTGAATGGATTTTTGTATTGAGAGGTATCACGGGAATAGCCTGGTCTTGCCCGTGGCCTTAACGATCCCCCTGGTATCGGAATCAGGAGCAATCACTTATGTTCCGCTATCCATTGCGGGAGCTGTAATCAGGTTCAAGCTGGGGGAGATCACAGAATTATCGGATGGCTACTCGATAACGAGGGATGACCCGGCCGGGAATTTTACCATAATCATCTCTGCTACACTGATGGCGACTTTGCTGAACCCCATCTATTACTTTGCAGCAGAAATCACGTATGCATCGGGCATTCGAGAAACGCTCTTCGTCGGCAAGCTAACGCTAAAGGATAACGTGGTGGCATGACGATTGTCACAGTGACGAATCTCTCCCCTGTGGTGACTGTGACTGATTCGCCTGCAAATTTCCATATTGATATCGGGGTTAAACCTCCGGTTTACAATCTAACAGGTCACTCAATCTTTGTAGGCTCGGGAGGAGTTAACGGCTTTCAGGTCGTTTATCTGGCCTCTGATGGCACGGCCAGGCCGGCAGATGGCTTTAACCCGACTCATGCCGGGAAAGTTGTCGGCCTGGCCAGTGCAGCCCAACCGGAAGGGGAGCCCGCAATAATTCAGCTCGCCGGGGAGATCAAAAATCCAGCGTGGCATCTTACACCGGGTAGGGTGTATTTTCTAGTCGCTGGTGGAGAAATTTCTATGACACCCCCAGAATCGGGGTTTGTGCAAAAAATCGGTGTGGCGAAAACATCCACAGAATTAGTGATTAGCTTGGGAGAATCAACGGTAAGGTGAAATTTTGGCCGTAGATAAATATTTGAAACTAAGGTCGGATGGCCTATATGAAGAAGTGCCCGGAACAATCGTTAGCGCCGGTTCAGCAAATGGGGGAGAACTCGTCGCCACAAATGAAACTACTGGTAAATTAGATGAGTCTGTAATGCCTGATGGTGTGTCCGCAGAGGTGGAAGTTATAGTTGCTTCAGAGGCACTTGCGGAAAATGATGTAGTAAACATTTGGGACGACACAGGCACCCGAAAAGTGCGCAAAGCCGACGCAACCGACACCACAAAACCCGCCAATGGGTACGTAAAGGCGGCGGTTCTCGAAGGTGGCAATGCATCTGTCTACTCTGACGGAAAGTTACCGGGCGAGGCTCTGACAATATCGGCGAGATATTTCCTATCTGAGACCCCCGGACTCGTGACCGCGACTCGGCCCACTACGAATAATGCTCTCTGTCAGTCGATAGGAATAGCGGTGGCAGCGACGGCAATCAAATTCAGTCCAAACGTAGGGACGAAGATCTATAACCCCGTGTAGGCTCTCAATGGCGAAAGTCCTCGGATTAATGGCGAGCGGTATGTATGAAGAAATACCAAATGTCGTAATTCAGCATTCTGGTACATCCGAGGGAACAGGAACAGACCAGGAGATCAGCCACGGCTTTTCAGCAGTGCCCAAGAGGTTGGATCTTATACCTCTTGATGCAGGGGAGTCCACGGTTTTTTCAGCTCGAACCGTGGAGCCTACCCATTTTCATATCACTGTTTCCGTGGGGCGAAATTTTGGATGGATAGCAGCAGATTGGTAGGTTTCAATGTCGGACTCCTTAAAGAATATTGAAGAAAGTAGCGTTCTCGCCAATGAAGACCTGATCGCATTACAAGAAATTATGCCTGAGATAGAACAAGGCATACAGAGCCATACAATCTACAGGACTACTACTGAAGCCCTTTTCAGTATTCTTAATGATGTTAAATTTCCTACTGCCGCGAGTAAATATCATCAAGCTAAGCGCGAGCAATTGGTGATGTTTGAAAACCTGGTGGGCTTATCATTCGATTATCGAGCTGCTCAAATCGAATTAGACGAAGTTTTATCTAAAATAAGTTCTTCAAAAGATTTTAAATTAAAAAAGCTGGAGATAAAACGAGATCGGCTCCAGTTTAAACTTATGTGGATGCGCAAGGACGGCGAAGAACGTATCAGAGAGTTAAAAATGTGGTCCCAAATCAAGGAGGATCTCGCTGAGTCGGATGATTTTGATATCAATGATAAAGATGCAGATGAATTGAAGGGCCTTACTTTACGATATCTCTGGGAGTTACCAGCGGCCTGTAGAGCAGGAAATGACGTAGGAGGGGCCATAAATGTCATAGCCCAGGCCAGGACCATGCTTGCTGAATGCGAGAGACGCAATATCAAACTACCACAACAGCTAGTCGAAAGATCAAAGAAACTTCTCCGTGGTGCCTGAAATGACAGGGACATGGAGTGCGGGAGCAAACTTAGCAACCGCAAGAATGGAACTGGGAGGTGGCGGTAATTCCCAAGATGCTATTTGTATGGGGGGCATGGATGGGTCTTATGATGATACTGCTAAAACTGAGGAATATAACGGCACTGCCTGGAGTTCTGGCGGTGATGTATCAATAGTACGGATTGAATTTGTGGGGAGGGGCAACTCAACTGATGCAATTGTTATGGGTGGCCTAGATACAAATGATTATCAACCGACTCTAGAAACTGAAAAATATAATGGCACTACCTGGAGTTCTGGTCCTAATTTAGCATCAAAACGACAGCGTCCAGCGGGTGGCGGTAACTCCTCAAACGGAATTTGTATGGGTGGCCACCTGATGGATGAAAATCAAGAGCAAAGTTACCTCGTAACAACGGAAGAACTTAATGGAACGGCCTGGGGTGCGGGAGGGGATCTTGGCACAGAGGTATATCATACCGTAAGCGGCGGCAATTCGTCAGATGCTTTTTGTACCGGTGATCTCGAAGACTTCATTACAACCCAAGAATATAATGGCACTGCCTGGGGAACTGGTGGAAACCTTGGGGTAGGGAGAGAGGGGGCAGCAGGAGGCGGCAATTCTACCGATGCAATTTGCACAGCTGGCATGATTTGGTCCCCTTATGGAGCAACCAAAAAAACAGAGGTATATAACGGCACTGCCTGGGCAAATGGTGGCGATTTATTAACTGGACGATACCAATTAGCAGGAGGCGGCGCTTCATCAAATGCAATTTGTATGGGTGGTCTGAATAGCCAAGGAATCACAGTACTCTCTGCAACTGAAGTATATTCAGGTGGGTCTTCTTCTATAGTTATCCCCGTCTTTATGAGTCAATACCGGCAGAGGAGGACTTAGAGGATGATACCGTTAAAGCAATCGACCGCATATACCTGGAAGGCAGGACCGTTCCTCGATGACACAGACGGCAAAACTGCAGAACCTGACTTGTCGATTGCCCAGGCAGACATTCGCCTCAGCAAGAACGGAGGTGACTACGCCCAGAGCCATAATAGTACAGGAGCCACGCATGACGAAGGAGGAGAGTATGATGTACCCTTGGATGCAACAGATACTGGCACAGTGGGACACTTGAAGGTACGAATCCATAAAACCGGCACGCTACCTGTCTGGGAGAACTTTTGGATATTTCCTGCGAATGTCTTTGATTCGCTGCAGGCCAACGATTACCTCCAGGTGGATGCAATACAACTCTCAGGCACAGGTTTGACGGGCCGAGATATTGGGGCCTCCGTCCTGGTGGGCGATAAGACAGGTTTCTCCTTATCGAATGCTGGCATATTGGCGATTTGGCATCAGGCACTCAGCGAGATATCCACGGCAAGCACCGTAGGCAAGCTGATTAAGGACAATCTAGATGTTGCTATCTCTTCACGCCTGGCCTCGTCCAGCTATTCAGCACCACCTACAGCAGCAGAAATTAGGCAGGAGATGGACAGCAACAGCATCAAGCTGATAGCCATTTATGGCAAGACCGAGATGCTTCCTGCAGTGTGGTTTTCTCCTTAGCAAATATAGGATGTGGCCAATGGCATTTACTCTTTTAGATAATCTCGCAAGCGCCCTGTCTGGAAATGCGGCTCTAAGTGCAATGGTTGATGCAAAGATTTACAAGAATAAGCCATTGGAAAAGTGTGATGTAGACCTGCGAAATGCCACCAATAAGAGCCTCATATCTTGCGAACTACAGGACCTCTGCGGCCAGCTTGTGGCATACGATCCAGTCTTTGTCGTAGATATTCGCTCCCGCAAAGGAACCGATGGAGGGGCGGAGTATTGCGCTGAGATTGCAGATGCAGTACGTATCATTTTAGACGATGGTTTCACCGGGGCCGAGGTCCTGAAGGTCCAGGGAGATGTGGTATTTGATAAGAACCTGGCCGCCTATCGCTGCCGGCTGGAGATCTACTGCCATGTCAAGATAAGTTATGCGCTCACACTCACTCCCTCAATCGCAAGCTCACAGGCCGCAGGGACAGAGATAATCTTTACTGCCACGGCCACCCCTTCGCAGGGCCTTGAATACCGCTTCCTTGTGAACGGGCCTGGCACGGGCTTCGTAGCCCGAGATATGACTGGCTGGCAGACCCGTAATAGCTTTTCCTGGATGACCTGTGATCAGGATGTTGGCATATCTACGATAACTGTGCAGGTGCGGGGAGGCATATCAAAAGGAGCTGCAGACCAGAGTACAACTGCCAACTACACCATTACCGCCACTTCTGTTGGCACAGCCCCCACGATCACCAGCCTGGCTGCGAGCCTGGCAAGCCCCCAGCCACCGGGGATTGAGATAGATATCATCTGCACAGCATCAAGCCCGGAGGGAAATGAACTGCAATACAAGTTCTGGCACCAGCCGCCTGGAGCCTCGTACTGGAAGGATCTGAGTTTCTGGATAACACAAAATTGGATACGCTGGAAGCCGAAACTCGCAGATTCCGGAACAAACAGTATCCGGGTTGATGTCATAGATGGGAAACATGCAGGCAAAGGAAGCTATGATGCAAGGACGACTATAAGCTTTACAGTCGCACCATGAGGTAAAAATGGCAACAGGATTATTATTCACGGTAACAAACCCGGACGCATCGGTGATAGAACTTAATCCAACCGAATACCGAGCAGATTGGCCACTCGGGGGACACCAGAGCCTGAGCTTCAAATGTTATGATGGCCAGTTGATCGATGAGAGAGCAAGAATAAACGTCCATAAGTCAGGGCAGACTATGCCTGTATTCTGCGGGTTTTTCGACCGCATCAAGAGACCTTCATTCAAGTCTGGGCTGCCTCAGCAATATCATTGCTCTGGATTCTCAAAACTGTTGAATTACAGGCACGCATTCCAAAAGAATTATGCAAGCACGGTTACTGTAGATGAGATGTTGGGGGACGATGTAACCACCCAAGGCTTGCTCTTCCAGGCAAGTTCCCTCTCAAGTGGCTGGGAGGTGTCATATTATGAAGGCTCTCCAGCAGGGACATACTGCATGAGACAGGCGGGCACGAATGCGCTATACACCCCCCGGATTCCTGCAGCAGATCCTGTAATTTATTTAGGGGCAACGCTTCTTACAAAAGCGGCGAGCCTGGCAGGGATGGCAATTAACCAGTGGTTCAGGGATACAGAAAGACTCTATGTCAGGACTGGTGTAGCTGCGCCAGAGGGAGATCCTCAGAATTATCCGTGCTACATAATTGGATGGAAGAACAATCATCTAAAAGCAGGGATCCTCTCAGAAGACAACTTGATTGATCCTGGAATGGATGTGCCCAACGAAAGGATCTGGACTACGTTTGCAAGGCTCTATGATAACCAGGGCCTGGAATTCCGCTTCACAAATCGGGCAGACGGAGACCAGAATCTTGATGCAGCGATGGGCAGACTTTACAACGGGTGGTATGACTCGCCTGCAAAAACTTACGTCGAGGCAGATCTCATTGATTTCGAGACCGGCACAATGGATGATACAAAATTCGGATTCGATTCAATAATACTGCGTGGCTCGGCAAGTATCATAGACTATACTCTGTATGCACCCAAGAGATGGGGACGCCTGAAAGCGCTTGGCCAGGATGATCCACTTGCGGGTGGAATTTACAAAGAATTTGTGCCATATAGAACAAACATGGCAGATACGCAATTGGAATTTCGAGCACATACGACCATAAGCCAGATTGGAGATGAGAGATACCTGAAGATCTGGGCACTGCCAGACTGGACACTGATGGCAGGCGATTTTGTGAGGGTCACCATCACCAGTGAGCCCTACGATGGACAGTACAATATGCGTATCCTGGGCAAGGCATTTGAATATAATCGACTCGGGGGGGATGTTATGGAGCTGACTCTCTTCGATGGCATGATTGAAGAAATATAGAATTTTTGGAGAGATAAATAATGACCTGCTCAGTTGAAGAAATTACTATAATGATTCACGAAGGCTCTGCTGAAGCAGGATCATGTCCAGCTTGCCTGGACAACATGGGCAAAACATATGCAACAAATACAGATACAGAGCCTTACAGGCTGCCAGCTCACAATCTCTGCAAATGCTCGTGGAACAAAACTGAGATAACCTGCATCAGCAGGGCAAAACTGGAAGCGCTTAGATCAATATTAAATGAAGTAAAAGCCGAAAATGCAAATGAAGAATCGATATTAGACGAGCAGCAACTTTTGATGAACGCAACCGATGCAATAGTAGTAGCTCAGCAGGCTATTGCAGCCGATTGCTTAGAATCTGAGGAATATTACCGGGAAGTTGCTGATGGGTGGCAGGCCCAGTATGTGGCTGCCTTAGACGCGATCGCAGAATACCAGGCAATCCAGGCCGAACAGCGAGCCCTCATGGATGCAGCCGATGCAATAGTAGTAGCTCAGCAGGCCATTGCAGCCGATTGCTTAGAATCTGAGGAATATTACCGGGGAGTTGCTGATGGGTGGCAGGCCCAGTACGAGGCTGCCTTAGACGCGATCGCAGAATACCAGGCAATCCAGGCCGAACAGCGAGCCCTCATGGATGCAGCCGATGCAATAGTAGTAGCTCAACAGGCCATTGCAGCCGATGCATTGGAGTCTGAGGAATACTATCTCGATTTGGCTGATGGGTGGCAGGCCCGGTATGAGGCTGCCTTAGACGCGATCGCAGAATACCAGGCAATCCAGGCCGAACAGCGAGCCCTCATGGATGCAGCCGATGCAATAGTAGTAGCTCAGCAGGCTCTTGCGGCAGATGCATTTGAGTCTGAGGAATACTATCTCGATTTAGCTGCTGGATGGCAAGCAGAATCTGACGAAACAATGCTTCTGATAGCTGAGTATGAGGACATCCAGGCAGAACAGCAGGAACTGATGGCGGAGTATCTCGACATAGCAGAAGAGGCTCAGGGAGAAGCAGAAGCAGCCTATGCTGAATATCAAGATTACTGTGATCTAGCCGACGACTGGACCGCATTAGCAGAAGAAGCAAATGCAACTGCTTCAGAGTATGAAGATATTCAGGCAGAACAGCAAGCAATCATGACAGAATCAGAAGATATTGCAAATGATGCATTAGATGAAGCAGAGGCAGCATATGCAGAATCCGCATCTTGGCTGGATCTATGCAATGATTGGCTTGACCTGGCAGAAGAAGCAGCAATTTTGGCATCTCTGTATGAGGACATCCAGGCAGAGCAGCAAGAACTGATGGACGAATATCTCAACATAGCAGAAGAGGCTCAGGGAGAGGCAGATGCAGCTTATATTGCATATAATGAATACTGCAATCTTGCAGCAGATTGGATAACATTAGCAGAAGAAGCAAATGCAACGGCTTCAGAGTGCGAAGATATCCAGGCCGAGCAATGGGATATAATGGTAGAGTGCAGTGCGATTGCAAACGAGGCACTAGATGAAGCAGAAGCGGCCTATCTGGAGGCTAACGATTACCAGGACTTGGGCGATGAGAATTACGACCTGGGGATGGAATGGGCTGCACTCGGGGATGAGTATTATGAGGACGGGCAATACGATGAAGCAGATGAATGCTATTTAGAAGCCGAGCAGTGCTTTGATCTTGCAATAGAATGTTATGATAATCGAGATTTTTACAATGATTTAGGAAACCAGGCCATACAAATTGCAGAAAGTGCATTAGCGGAGTACGATGCCGCTGCTGTGATATATAACGCACACGACCCGACTTCACTTTACGCAGATGCTGCAACCTATTTACAAAATGCGAATGACTGCCTGGATCAAGCCGAATATTATGAGGGCCTGGGCCTGGAAGCAACGGCAATAGTAAATGAGGCGATGGATAATTACGATGCAGCAGAAGCAATATACAACGCATACGACCCGGCTCCTCTTTATGCAGATCAGGCAACATATACCCAAAATGCAAGCGACTGCATGGGCCAGGTAGACTATTATTTTGCATTGGGCAATGAAGCTACACAAATTGCAGAAGATGCATTAGATGAGTACAATACAGCAGAATCAATATACAATGCATACGACCCGACTTCACTTTACGCAGATGCTGCAACCTATTTAGAAAATGCAAATGACTGCCTGGATCAAGCCGAATATTACGATGGCCTAGGCCGGGAAGCAATGGCAATAGTAAATGAGGCGATGGATAATTACGATGCGGCTGAAGCAATCTATGATGCCCACGACACAACACAGCTACAAGCAGATGCAGCAACCTACCTTCAAAATGCCCAGAACGCCGCCGCAGAAGCTGATGCTTATCACGAAGATTACCTGGACGCCCTCCAGGCTGCACAAAATGCCATGGAGGACTATATCAGGGCAGAATCAATCTATGATGCCCACGACACAGCACAGCTACAGGCAGATGCAGCAACCTACCTTCAAAATGCCCAGAACGCCGCCGCTCAGGCTGATGCTTATCACGAAGATTACCTGGACGCCCTCCAGGCTGCACAAAATGCCATGGAGGAATATATCCGGGCAGAATCAATCTATGATGCCCACGACACAACACAGCTACAAGCAGATGCAGCAACCTACCTTCAAAATGCCCAGAACGCCGCCGCAGAATCTGATGCTTACCATTTAGCTTACCTGGCTGCCCTTCAGGCTGCACAAAATGCCATGGAGGACTATATCAGGGCAGAATCAATCTATGATGCCCACGACACAACAGAGCTAGAAGCAGATGCAGCAACCTTTTTTCAAAATGCCCGGAACGCCGCCGCAGAAGCTGATGCTTACCACGAAGATTACCTGGACGCCCTCCAGGATGCACAGAATGCCATGGAGGAATATATCAAAGCTGAGTACTACTTCGACGCAGCATTGGACTCACTGGACATCAAAGAACAATCAGATACTTACTCAAAATGTCTTGAATATCCAATAACCGAAGAGGTTGTTAGCAATTACAACGCAATATGGATAGGTGACTGAGGATGGGAAAAAGAAAAGAAAAACTGGATGCAATGAAAGAAAAGATAAAAATGAACCGGGAGAAATTGGCTAAGATCACAGAACGCCCACCAAACGAAAAAATACCAAAACTGGCCAAACGAAAAGAAGAGCTGACAAAACGAACAGAGGAGCTCAAGAAAAAGCAGGAAGATGGATAA